TAGTCGGCGTGGGCGAGCACGGCGTTCAGCTTGTCGCCCCACAGGTTGATGTTCTCCCCCGTGAACTGCAGCTCGAAGCGGAGGGATGAGGACCAGGATGAAGGCATCAGACGATCACGGCTCCCGTGTCTTGGCGGATCCAGTGGACCCCGTCGGAGTGGGCGAGGATGTTCAGGTCGCTGACGAGGGCGACGCAGTTGGGATAGGCGGCCGCCGGGGGCAGGCCCGCCTGCGCCACCGACCACACCGGCTTCGGCTCGGCCGGCGCCTGCAGGTCGAACAGTGCGTCGTGGAACGACTTCAGCACCGCGCGCACGGCTTCGGGGATTCCCGGCCCGATAGGGATCAGCATCGGCGGCTCCCTTGCAGGAAGGGCGGCGCCAGTTCGGTGACGAGCGTGCGCCCTGCCCGGCTCCGCGCGTCCTTGGAATTGATCTCCACGATCGCCCGATCCAGCCTGGCCTCGTAGGCGCCGGCCAGTTCCGCGTCGCGCAGGAAGGGCGCCGCCTCGCACAGCGTCGCGAACAGGTAGGCGTCCGGATAATCGCTCAGCAGCGCATTGGTCGGCGCCGCCTCCGACAGCTGGAACCTGGCCAGCATCCGAAGGGTGAAGTCGTAGGCCTGGTCGCAAGGCCGATCGAAGGCGAGCTTGCCCCCGTCCACCGACCAGGCGCCGGGCTCGCCCCGCAGGCTCGATGCGCCGATCAGGCTCGGCGCCACGAACCGCAGCGCCTCGCGCCCGCCGTCGCCCGCGATCCACAGCGCCAGCGGCTCGGCGAATGCCGCCGGAAGGGGGATGAACCGCGACCCGACGACGCCGCTCAGCGCCGCCTCGGTCTCGGCTAACCTGGCCCGCAGCACGCGGTTCAGCCGCGCTTCGGCCAGAGTGATGAATTCGGGGACGCGCGCCGTCAGGTCCGCGCGCACGAGCCAGTTGGCGCAAGCTGCCTGCAGCTCGGCGTAAGTGGTGATCGCCATCGGCGCCCATGAGTTTGAGGAATGAGGAAGAAGCCTCGGGCGGCCACGCCGGCCGCCCGAAGTCAGCGGTCAGCCGCTAGTTGTTGGCCAGCCGGCAGGCCAGCTGCGGCCGAAGGGTTTTGTAGCCGTAGAGAACGTCCAGCCGGCACGGGAACTTGTCATTGTTGATGTCGTACTGACGGACGATCCGGATCGAGATCCCGTCGTGGTTCTCGCGGGCGGCGAAGTCCACGCCCCTCGGCATCACCATGTCCGCCGTGGCGAAGGCGAAGGCCCCCTTCTGGTAGGCCAGGCTGATGCCGTGCGCCGTCGACGCCGAGCCCGCCCAGGTGATCACCGCGCCGTTGGTCGGCGAGGCGGAGACGTTCTGCGCAGCCCCGCTGGTCACGATGGCCGGGCTGATCGCCAGGGTCCCCGCCCCACCGGCATAGTCCGCCGTCAGGGTGAACTGTTGCAGAATGCCCGTCGGCGCCTTGGTCTCCGGATGCACCCGGAAGACGCCGGCGATGGTGAACACGTCCCCGCGCACCGCCGCCCCCGTGCCGGTCGACACCACCAGCGAGGAGCCCGTCTGGGACGCCCCGTTGACGATGTAGCCGGTGTTGGCGGCGCCGCGCGCATGGGCGGGCCACAGCGTGTTCTCCATGAAGTCGAACCCGGCGGTGCGGCCCATGAAGCCTTCCCGGTTCTGCTTGGAGATCGTGGCCTTGTCGTTGAACAGGCCCTTCAGCGCGTCCACCAGGTCGACGTTGTCCTGGGTGTTCAGGTTGCAGGTCCGCCCGGCCAGGGGCGCCAGGTTGTCCACCAGGATCTTGCGGCCCTGCAGCACCTTGGCGAAGGTCGCCGCCGCGCCGGCGTTGGTCACCTGGTTGTAGACGTCCTTGTACATGCTCATGGCATCCGCCTCGATGTTGGCGGCCAGCACGCTCATGGCGGGCTCCAGGATGCGCTCGGAGAAGTCGTCCAGGTTCATGGTCAGGTCGACCGAGGTGAAGTTCAGGTCGACGCCCTTCTGGGTCTGCACCTTCAGGTCCACCGAGCTCTCGGTGGTGTCCTGGGCGGCAAGCGTCGCGCCGGTCCGCACTACGTACTGGTTGGGCAGGCGCACCTTGAGCGTGTCGCCCACCTTGGCGCCCTGCCGGGCGAAGCTGTCGTCATATTCGCGCGTGATGGAGCCCACGAAGTTGAGCTTCTGGTGCAGCACGCGCAGGGCCTCCCGCGTCACCGCGGTGGCCGTCAGGATGGCGTTGGCCATTCTTCAGTCCTTTCAGGTTGTTGGGTTGCAGCCGCGCGAAAGCCCCCGAGGCGCGAACGACACGCGTGCTCGGGCGCTGCCGGACGAGCCGGCGGCGGCTAGAGGTTCAGGTCAGAGAAGGCTCGACCCGCGTCCTCCCGGCCGTTGGCGGAAACCCGCGCGGCAGGGAGAGGGCCGGCTTGTGTCTATTTGGCGCGGACCTCGCCTGCAGCCCCCCAGGAGAGACTGCCGATCCGGTCGCTTACGACGATCTTCAAGGGACGCTGGCCGGCAATGACCCAGCGATGGGACCACCCGCCATACCCGCCCATGATCCCGCGCGGCCGGTCGCACGCCACACAGGCGCCGCTTGCGTCTAGCACGCGCACTTCATAGTCGGTCTCGTCGTCGTGAGCCTGGTAACGCAGGTCGTCGCAGGCGCCCCTGCACGTCTGCGTCAGCGACCCGCGCTTGTCGCGGATCACCAGTACGACGCCCCCGCCCCGGCTCACATCCGCGCCTGCCGACGCGACATCCACGTTGAAACCGCTGGAATGTGCCGGCGTGAGCCAATGGTTTAGGAACCAGGCGCCCGCCACCAGGGTAGCGAGGCCCAGCAGGAAGCCTGCGCGGAAGGCCGTCAGCTTCGGCCAGCGCCGTTTGTAGCCACCTCGCCGCTCGCTACTCACGAGCGGCGCCCTCGATAATGGAAAGGCGCGGGGCGCCTGATACTCGCCAGCGCCCCGACGGGGCGGCCCCGTACGGCTTCGACAGGTCCTTGCAGCTTACACACCCGCCCTCGGCGTCGAGGACCCGAACCGCCTCTAGTTCTCCACGCCCGCCCTCGAGGCGGATGTCATCGCAGGCGTCGCGGCAATCCTGGCGGAACTGATCCGTCGAGCGCCGCACCTCGACAATTGAGCCTCGTAGTCGAGAGATATCCGCGCCGGAAGTCGTCAACAGGAACGGTTCGCCTGGCTCACTCGGCCCATGGGGCAGGAATAGGAGCGCCGCGACGACAAGCATAACGGCTCCGAGAACAGCCACAGGCGCCAGCACCAGCCCCGCTAAGAATCCACCGGCGAAGTTGAGGCCGTGACGGAGTGCAGAGACCCGTTGCGTGTCCAGTATGTTTGAAGCTGCCATCTGCCATCGCACCGTTTCAGCGAAGCTAGACAACAAGGAACGAATAGGGAACTGAAAATTGCGTAATCTTTCAGGTCGTCTGCTTGCCTGCCTGCAATCCAGGACATGCCTGGCTACCGGTCATAGGGCGTTGCGGAGCCGCCGGGCTGGGTTTGCAATCTCCTGGGATCGATAGGGCGTCGGCCGAGCGCGGCGCCTATCCCGTGGAAATTGTTGCCGAGGTCCATCGCGGATTCCGCCATCGTTTGCCCCACTGTCGGCACGTCCTGGGGGTGCAGGACGCGCTCGGGGTACAGGCGCTTGTTGACGTTCTCGCCGATGCTGTCGCGGATGTTCTCCCCCTCGTGCCAGAGACCGGCGCCGGTTGAAAACACGGGCCCAATCTCCGTCGCCATTCGCCGAGACCAGCGCGCATGCCGCATCGCATCGAAGGCGTTGTTGTGCGGACGAACCTGCCCGGCCGCGTCGAGGGATCGGTCCAACTCCTCTCTACCGATCCGTTCGCCAGCCGTCTTCTTGGCCGAGAAGTTCCACCATTGCTTTTCCGGCGCCAGCCGCGGCGCCCGCGTCAGCGCCAGGTGCTCCTGCGGCGTCAGCCGCATCGGGTCCGGTCCCGGAACCTGCAGGAACGGATTGTCGTTCACGCCTCCCATCACCGCCCCCGCGTCATCTGGTCGTTGCGGCGCGCCATCCACTCCTTAGTGGCCAGCTCGTCGCGCACCCCACCCGTCCCCGCCGCGGCGCCCGCCACCAGCACCGCCGGGCGCACCGCCTGGGCTCGCGCAGCCACGTCCTGCCGCCCTGCCTGGTCGGCCTGGTAAGCCTTGTGCAGCACCTTCCACAGCCGTGCGTCGGCCATCTGTGATAGCTCCTCCAGCGTCACGCCGAAGGCCTGGGCGTACTCCACCAGCTTGGCCGCCACCTCCGGCGACCAGCCGTCGATCTCCTGCTGCAGGGTGCGCCCCGTCTCGGCCATCCGCTCGGCCGCCTCGCGCGCGGCCTGCAACTGCCCCCGCTCGGCGTGGTGGCTCAGCGCATAGGCCAGCCGCTCACGCGCCTGGCTCATTTCTTGGAACTTCGCCCACATCGCCTGGGCGCCCTGCGGGTCGGCGGCGGCGTAGCCCTGCCAGTCGACGCCCTGGAAGCCCTCCAGCTCGTGGTCGAGCGCCGCTAGCCGCACCCGGTCCTGGCTCGCGCCCGAGGCCCGTGCCGCGTGTTCCGCCAGCGCCTGCCGCTCGGCCTCCACGGCCCGCCGGTGCTCGGCCAGCTCCTGGGTCTTGCGGGTGTAGTCGGCCTGGCGCAGGAACGCGCCCTTCAGCGCGCCCGGCAGGGTGTGCACCTGCCCGTCCAGCTCCAGCTCGAAGGCGTCGTCCTCGGGCGCTTGGGCCTCCAGGCCCTCCATCTCCGGGGCGAGTTCTTCCGCGCGCGCGAGGTCATCCCCGCCCGCCATGATGGCGTCGTCGTTGTCCATGATTGTCCTTGAGGTTGCGCCCGCGAAGGGCGTTGTCGTGCGGCTCAGGCCGCGATCAGCGGCCAAAAGCCCGGCGAACCTGGCGTTTCGCCTTCATCACGCGTCGGTGTGGTCGGCGTGCGCATCGTAGAGCTCCTCGCCCGAGGGGGGACCGAGACCTTGCCGTTCATCAGCCATTTGCCTCTCCTGCTTAGATGCTTGTGCTCGTTTGAGAGCTGGGCAGTCTGGAACGTATGGCGAACAACGAGCGCGGGTCCGCCCCTTAGGCCAGGGCGAAACCCTTCCGGCAGCGCTTCGGTGCGATGGCCCGTGACCCGGCGACCGTCGCCGGCACGATGTGCCAGGCAGATCAACAGCGGTCGGAGGACATTGTCGAAGCCCTGCGCTTCCGCATGGACCGGCTGCTCATCTTTCCGCCCTTAATCTTCCTGGGTAATTTCCTCTGGCGGGACTGGCAGCTCGAGGTTGTCGCCTGTCTGATCTGGGCCCTTGGAGTGCTCATCTGGCCCCCCTGGATCATCCTTCGGGTGGACAGCAGGCGGGGAGACACCGCCCGGTCAGCTGCCGTCCTCGGCTACGGCCTTCTGGCATGGCCCCTTTTCCTGCTGATCCTGATCATTGCGCCCGACCGCAGCCCCTTCCTTGTCGCCTTCCCGTTCGTGTACCTGTGGGGGGCGGCCGCGATGGCGCTCGCGGCTTTGGACACGTGGCCGTCCCGTCCCTCCAAGGCTCGCGCGGGCCTGCTCGCGGGCGGTGGTCTGGTCTTCGGCCTCTACGCCACGGCGCTTGTCGGAGCCCTTCTCGGCGCGATCCTCGGCCTCTATCTCGTTGACAGCGCCTTCATCTGGTTCGGCCTCGCCTTGGCCGGCATGCTCGGCGCGGCCATGGTGTTCGCCAGCTTCAAGCTGCTCAAGGCTGCGGGCCGCCTGAACCTCACCGCTGCAGCGCCCGCAGCCGGTTGGTCTCCGCCTCGAAGGCTTCGATCTGCAGCTTGCGGGCCTCGTGCGTCCGGTCCTGCTTCAGCGCCTCGATCTCGGCCTTCGCCGCCGTCAGCGCCTGGGCGAGCTTGCCCAGCTGCGCCTGGGCGGCCTCCGCCTCCGGCGAGCCGCCGCGGGCCTGAGGCGGCATCATCGCCGCCAGCCGTCCGGCGATCTCGTCCGCCCCCGGCCAGTCCAGGTTCCGCGCCAACAGGTCGCCGATCACCGGGGCCGCCGCCGGATAGGCGCGGATCAGCTCGATCATCTGGGTCGCCGCCTCCTCCCGCCGGCTGGTGAAGCTCGGCCCCGAGCGCACTGTCAGGTCGTATTTGCCCACCGTCAGGTCGTAGATCTTGGAGATCTTCTTGAGCTGCTCGCCGCCCTGCCCCTGCGCCGGCTGGTTCACCACCACCCCCTTGGCGACGCCGTCCGGCCCCAGCACCCGCACCACCCGCGGCGTCGCATACACCTTGGGGATCAGGTCCAGCATGATCCGCCCGGCGTGCCGGATCGCGCGCGACAGATTGTCGATGTAGTGGAAGGTCGAGACGTCGCCCTCCCGCTGCCGGGCCATAATCGCCCGGCCCGAGGTCTCGTTCGACCGCGCCCCCAGGCTCGCGTCATAGAGGCCCATGATGGCCTTCATGTCGTCGGCGGCGTTCAGCGCCTCCTGCAGGGCGCCCGCCGGCGGACCCGCGAACGGCTGGCGCATGGGCGGCTCGGGCCCGTCGTACTCGATGTAGGCGTGGGTCTGTGTGTTGGCGCTGGCCCACTTGGCGCTATCCGTCTCGAACGCTCCCTTGCGGCCGATGAACGGCGTCTTGGGCGCCAGCGCCACCAGCTCCGTCGAGGTGGTCCGCCAGTAGTTGAACATCCGCTGCGGGTCCTTGGCGTCGCGGACCAGGCTGCGCAGCCGGCGGCGGCCGTCCACGTGCAGCTCCTCGCCATAGACCGGCACGATCGGGATGTACTTGCCCGCCCAGTCGACGGTCTCCAGGACCTCCGCGCCGGTCAGGATCCGCTGGGTGACCTTATGGCTGGCCACCTGCCGCGGCCGGCCCACCACGCTGACCGCCAGCGCGTCGAACATCGCCTTCTGCGCCTGGTAGACGCCGAGTTCCACCACCTGCCCGTCCGACAGGGCGACGATGGTCTTCTGCACGGCCTCGCGCCGCCAGTGCTCGGCCACCATCACCCGGTCGCCCTCGAGCCACGGCCCGGCCAGCGAGGCATAGTCGTCCGCCGCCCAATCCACAGGGTCGGCGCCCTTCCAACGCGCCTCGAAGACCGCCTTGGGAAGCGTGTCCACGACGAAGGCGGAGTTCCAGTCCGACGAGTCCGCCGCCGTCGAATCCGGGTCGCCGTAGATCGAGAACGGGTTGCCCACCCGCTCCACCACCAGGTCCTGGTCGAAGCCGTCGTCGGACGCGTAGCGGCTGTTGATCCGGAAGTAGCCGAAGCCGCCGGTCACCGCGAAGTCGAGCGCCGTGTCATAGGCCACCTCCGCGTCGGACGACTGCTCGATGTGGCGGATCAGGCCGTTGAACACCTCGGCGGTCTGCGGGTCGGCGGCGTCGTCCACCGGATGCACCACGATCGCC